ACTAGATGGAGAACTCTACCACCATGGAATGACGTTTGAAGAAATCCACAGTATTGTCAGCCGGAAGGTTAATCTTCATCCTCAACATGACCTGATGCAATACCATGTTTTTGATCTAGTTGACGAAACACTAAACCAAGCTGAAAGACTAAAAAAGTTGAGGGATTTAATTCCTCAGAACAACAGGTTTATTAAACTGGTTCCTACAAGAATTGCTTGGACACTAGATGAAGTCCGCAAAGTTTATGACGAGTTCATAAGTCTTGACTACGAAGGAATTATTGTTCGTAACTTTGAGGCTCCTTACATTCGCAGAAGGTCAATATTCATGATGAAATTTAAGCCTAAGAAAAGTGACATCTACCCCGTGGTCGGTTATGTTGAGGGTCATGGTAAATATGCTGGAACAATCGGAGCCCTTATTTGCGAAACGGATGGTCAACAGTTCGAAGTCGGAAGCTTTTCTATTGACGACGATCAGCGACGGGAGCTTTGGCTCAAGCGTTTCACGCTTACGGATTTTAATTGTAAAGTCGGCTATCAACACCGGTGGAGTTCAGGAAAACCAAAATCAGGAGTTTTCGTTGAGCTGGTTGAACGGCCGCCGGAAGTTAAGTTTATTAATCCATTAGGAGATTTCTAATGTCTAAAACAATAACTAAATATCGTATATTTAAAGACTGTCCTTTATGTGATTCTATCCATGCTGAGTTTTATGTGCATTATATGAAAGTATCTGAAGATAATGAAGGAATTAATTATGAGAAAGTAAATAATTTCCAGTGTTTAACTTGTAATCATAATTGGGTAGAAGTACCTAAATGACCCTACCGCAATATTATTGCATAAGGAGGTTTAAATGACTTTTCAAAGTGACGCCATGAAGAAATCATATGTTCTTGTGAGAATAAGGTTAAAGCAAGAGCTTAAAAAATGCACAAAATCTGAAGTTAATCTATTCAACCAAATGTATCCTAATGGCCCTTCAGATGATCAACTTGATTGGGCATTTAAACAGATTGAAAACACTTTAGCTACTCGAAAGGATGGTGATTAAAACATGAAAAAAGTCTTTGTTATAAACAGGTCTTCCCATGACTACTCTAAAGCTGAGGAGTTCGGAAAGCTCATGTTTATGAGTGAAGGTTCTTTGAACCGGTTTGCTGCCAGCTCACTGTTCAGAATCTTTAAACCTTTCATTAACCAAAGCACTGCAGAGGATTATCTGCTGATTGGAGGACTCAGCGTAATGTGCTCGATAGCGTGCTCAATGTTCGCAGTTAAACATGGCAGATTAAATCTGCTTATCTACAAAAGTATTCCGCAGAAATCAGGAACATACTTAGAAAGAATAATAGTTATTAAATAAAAAAGGAGTTAAAAATGAAAAAATTTGTTTTAAAGATTAATCAAGTAGGTTTTATATTTGACACTATTCAAGCCCGTAAAAATACTCTGCTGACCCTCGTTGAGGGTGATGGTTGTAAATTTACTTATAATGGAAATATAGAAAAGAAAGAACCAGTTGAATTTTCTATCTTTACCGTTGATGAAAAGGATATTCCTGATGCTGAATCTTTGTGATAATAAACTAGACAATAGCAAAATAAAATGCTTCAAACAATGTCCCCGGTTGTTCTTCTATGAACATGTTCTTGGCTGGCATAACCAGAGTCCAAACAATCACTTAATCTTTGGTTCTGCTTGGCACGAAGCTCAGGAGCATTTACTTCTTCATGGTTACGATTCGCAAAGCGTTTTGGATGCCTTTGATAAGTTCCTGGCCTACTATCGAACCTATCTCGGGCCTGAAACTGATGATTTGTTTAAAGGCAAAACACCTGACCATGCTTTCCGTGCCCTGGCCCAATACGCTGGTTATGGCCCTTACAAACAAGACCTTGAGGAGTTCACAACACTTTACACTGAAATTGCTGGAAGCGTGGCAGTTGATGAAAAGCGAAGCTTATTCTTCCGGATGGACGCAGTTTTGGAAAATAAGCGGACTGGCCGGATTCGCTCACGTGAGCATAAGACTGGTGGCAGTAAGAATTTGTGGGATGAGCAGTGGCTTCTGGATGGCCAGGTCGGAACTTACAGCCACGTTCTGAACTGTCTTTATCCCGCCGAAAAGATTGACGGTATTGAGATGAATGGCGTGTTCTTCCCGAACCTTAAGAAGAAGATTCCAGCCTCTGAGGATATTCTTCACCGGATGCTTATTAAGCGAAACTTGGGTCAGATGCAACAGTGGCTGGACAACACGATGTATTACTTCTGGGAAATCGAACGGGAATATGAGCTGCTTGAGGATGCCGAGGAAAGTGACGGCGTTTTGAAAGCCTTTCCACTACGTGACACAAGCTGTTTAAATTATTTCCGGCTTTGCAACTTTCACGACTTTTGCCTGGCTTGGCCAAATCCTCTGCGTTACTCGTTTGAACCGCCAATTGGATTTAAAGTGGAATTTTGGGACCCTACGGCAAAACCAGCGAAAGAAACTTTTAACCTTAATAAAAGGATATTAACATGACTGTTGAAGAACTAATAAAACTTCTGAGTAATTATAAATCTGATGGAATAGTATCAGTACTTGAATGTGAAAGTGTGACTAATATAACATCTGATTGGTTACAGATAATTATATCTGAAAAACCTGTATCAATGGGTTTTATAGACATGGAACATAAATTAAAAAACAGATAAATCTTTTGACACAAGAATAGGAGGTTACATTGACAGATAAATTTTGTAGAGGTTGTTTATATGAAGAATTTGGTGACTCAGAAGAATGTGATGGCTGCTCAAGATTAGATGATTTAAGCTGTTCTTGCCACTTAAATCCACCTTGTGATGTTTGTGTAAATGATTACTATATTGAAAAGGAGGACTAATATGCCTTGGAATTTAATTATAGATTCAGACTTCTGCCCTTTTGTAGAATTAATTGATGAATATCTTATGTGTAATTATACCGCACATAAAGAAAGTGATTGTTTAGAAGAAGTATGTCCAAATAAGGAGAACAAACATGACAGAACTTGAAGCTATCCTTTATCTACTTGAAAAAACAATGGTTCTAGAAGATCAAATACTAAATCTTAAATTAAGATTAAGTAACTATGAAGAAATAGATGAGATGACTCAAAAGGAGGGAGAATTAAATGACCCACGAAATAGAAACAGATAATAGCTTTCTGGCCGTGCAAGCAAGTGTTGAAGCACTTCAAACCATGTACAAGGAGACGCCACAAAGTGAGAGCTTAAACTTTCTATTGCTCGGTGAATCTGGAACTGGCAAGAGCTTCATTCTGCACACAGCCCGCAAACCGATTCACCTGGATTGCTTTGACCCTGGTGGAACAAATAACTTAAAATCCTTAATAAAGAAAGGAGAACTTGTACCTGACATTCGTTGGGAGCAGGAAGATCCAGAGAACCCAACAGTTTTTCATGACTGGGAAAAGGTAATGAAAGAAAGAATTCGAAGCGGTTACTTTAACCATTTTGGAACTTACTGTTTGGACAGTTCAACAACGTGGACAGATTCTATTATGAATCAGATTCTTAGGTCTGAAGGAATCGCTGGACAGCCTCCCAGGTGGGCGAAGGATTACATCCCACAGAAAATTAAAATCCAGAACTGGATCAGAATCCTTATGAAGCTTCCATGTGATTTTATTCTGACCGGGCATCTTGAGGGGAATAAGGATGAAGTTTCTGGGAGTATGTCTTATCGTTATATGGTCACTGGTAAGGCAGCTATAACAATTCCACTGCTTTTCGATGAGATTTATATTATGGATCCTAAGAGTACGAGTTCTGGAGTGGAGTACCGAATTCTTACACAGTCTAATGGCAAGTATTTGGCCCGTTCAAGAATGGCAGGAAAAGGTCTACTGGCCACCTATGAGAAGCCAGACATTAAAAGTATGTTAAAGAAATGCGGTTTACCAACAACTGACAAACCTTTATTTAAACCAAAAAACGAGGAGAATTAACATGGGCGAAGAATTTATTGATCTAAGTGGTATTGACATGAGTGAAACATTTGAACCAACTGTTCATCCTGATGGAGAAGAAGCAGAACTTCGAATCATCAGTTTTATGAAAAACAACGATAAGAATGGTAACGCCTTCGTAATGCCGTTTTTCGAAATTCCTGAAGACCCCTACAGCGTGGAATTCGGAGACTACATGCCGCTTCCACAAGGTGAGATGAGTCCAAAGGAAAAGAACTCAGCAATTTTAAACCTTCAGAGTTTCAGCGAAGCTTTTGACATTGACTTTAGTGGTCAGCTGGACATCAAGGCAGATATTGTTGGCAAGACTGGCTGGGCAATTCTGGGTGTTGGGAAGGACAAAGACGGAAATCCCACGAATAAGATTCGTAAGTATGTTCGTGGTCAGTAACAGTTAACCAAAATGCGGGTGGCGGAATAGTATTGCATCTGTATAGGTTCGCAACCTATAGGCTGTCAGTAGCCCCAAAACATGAACTGATATTGCAGGGTGACTCTTCACGTAAACGTGACAAATCCCTGCCCCGCATTTTAAATCACCCTAGCGCAATTTTATTGCAGAAGGGTTAAACAATAAAGAAAGGAAGTAAATTATGGCTATTATAGATACTCTTATCAAAGCAGAAGAGGCAATCAAAAAAGGTGTGGAAGATATGGAGAGTAAATTCTGTTCAATTATTCTTACAAAATGCAGAAAAGATTGCCATTGTTTTTATCCAGGAAGATCTCAAGAAACAAAAAAAGATGGGAAAAAAGTTTATTATTACTATAATGCCTCATGCACTCACCCATTTATCGTCGGTGAGATTGGCATTCAAAGTTAGAAGGAGAATAAACATGGCAGAGAGTTATCGTCCACGCCTGTCCGTTGACATCACTGAAGAACAAAACCAGAAGCTAATTAAATACCTCGATCATGGTATGAGAAAGGCCATCTTTGGCGTGGTGATTGACGACCTATTGGCGTTGTTTGAAAAACACGGTGTTGGGCCGGTAATCGGCCTACTTATCGAACGAAGCATTTCGCTTAAAGAAGTTTGTAGGCTAAATAAGCTGGAGGATTAAAGTGGCTACAATAAACGACCTAAACATTTCTATAACTAAACTAAGCCACCTTGAGGCCTTCGATGTAATTCGCAGAATCCGTCAAAGCCGGCTAGTTAAGAAGATCACGAAGTTCACCCTCCGGATGGATAGAGCGAACAAGAAACCTAAGGCTAAAACCAACCCACTTGATGTTGTAAGTAAGGAAATGCTGTTAAAACTTTTAAGGGAGAGTCTGGAAGATGGACACAAATAAACTAAACAGTTGTAAACTTGAAACAGTCCTATTAGAGCTGATTGACCCAGGAGAGCGGGCCCGAAAGGAATACCGGAACATCGAAGCATTAGCCGAGGACATTAAAACCCGTGGTTTGATTCACCCGATTGCAGTAATGGCCCTCGAACCTAGTGGTTTTCTCTTGCTGGCCGGAGGTCGCCGGTTGGCTGCCTGTCGAGTGTTAAACGTCTTGAATGTTGACTGTAAAATTTACCCGTCAAACCTAACGGAGCTTGAGGTTAAATCTATCGAGCTGATGGAGAACATTCAGCGGGAAGATTTAACTTATTATGAAGAGGCTAATCTTGAACGAGACATCTTGATTCTTCAAGAAACTATTCACGGTCGGAAGGTCTCAACAAGCCCGGATGCTCTGGGAGTTAGCCGAACTGAAGTTGCTGAGATGATAGGCGTCAGTCGTGAAAAGCTTCGCCAAGACCTCGAACTGGCCGAGACTATGGATAAGTTTCCTGAGATTGATTGGAAGAACCTTAAAAACCGCAGTGAAGCCATGAAGCTAAGGGACAGTATTGGTAAGATGATTGTCCGGCAGGAAGCTGTTAAACGTTTTGACAAAGAAATCGGCAGTAGCCATAAGGATCGTCAGATCAAGAAGCTTGCGGACAGTTTTATTCATGGAGATTTTTTTACCGTGGTTAAACAGATTCCTGATGGCTCAATCAACTTGGTTGAGATTGATCCGCCTTATGGGATAGATCTTGGAAAGCTCAAAAAGCGTCAAGGCTCTGGCAGTTTTAGTTATTCTGAAGAAGGCTATAATGAGATTGACCAGAGCGAATACGTAGACTTTTTAGCCAGGACCTTTACTGAATGTTATCGTGTGATGGCCCAAGACAGCTTTCTGATTTGCTGGTTCGGGCCTGAACCCTGGTTTCAGTCAGTCTTAGACCTTCTCCGTAAAGCCAAGTTCGTTGTTCGTGGTATGCCTTGTTTGTGGGTTAAGGGCGAAGTCACTGAGGGTTTAATTGAAAGGACTTCTGGCCAAACAATGAATCCAATGCGTCACCTAGCAAATGCTTATGAAATGTTCTTTTATGCTAAGAAGGGTGACCCGAAGATTATTCGCCAGGGCCGGTCAAATGTCTTCGGTTATAAGCCAGTCTCACCAACACTGAAAATCCACTCAACTGAACGACCGGTCGAGCTGATGAAGGATATTTTGACGACCTTTACAATCGAAGGTTCACGAATTCTTGTTCCATTTCTTGGAAGCGGGAATACAATTCTTGCTGCGTTTGAAAGCAAGATGTCTGCCTTTGGAACTGACCTGGGAATTGAACACAAAGAGGCGTATGTAACTAAATTATCTAACATGCTATTGCAATAATATTGCAGAAGGAGAACAATGGATACTAAAAGACAGGTAGAAATTATGGAGGCTCAAATCCATTCATCAGAAGCAGCTTTTACTTTAATGGAAAAGATGCAATACCTAACAAATTTCTTTGGTAATGATCCTGAATATTCTAAAGAAGCTCAAGATATTGTAAGAAGTAATATTTGTAAACAACTAAAAAAGGAGAACCAAAATGAAACCACAAGTTTTCAACTTATTAGTAAAAGAAATATTTAAGAACGCAACCGAAGTTCTTTCCACCAAGGCTGCTGTTTATGCAACCAAAGAGGATCGACTGGACAACTTTAAACAAGCCGCACTACTGAGCCGCAAGACACCGATCGGCTCCCTGAAAGGAATGGTTGATAAGCACCTGGTCGCCCTAAGTGACTTCGTCTACGCTCATGAGCATGGCTTCGAGATTCCGGCCGGTGAGTGGGAAGAAAAGATCGGTGATATCATTAACTACATGGTGTTGTTGAAAGCATTGCTTAAAGAGGAGGACCTGATATGAAAACCCTAAAAGAAATTCGCAAGGAAGCATTGAAGATTAAATCTTCTAGCCAGTCTCAGCATCTGAAGATTAAAGAGGTTCTTAAGGACTTGATTGACGTAGTTGAAAACATTGAGAATATTATCAGGATAATAAAGAGTCAGGAACCAGAGGGCCTAGCTGAATTTAAATCTGATAGGGAGCCAGAAAAAGCTGAGCCTAAAGCTGAAACTAAATCTAAGAATAAACTTTCTCCTGAACTGGCCAAAATCCTTA